CCAAACAAAAAAAATATCTCAACCAAATTAAATACCTAGATAATGTAGTTGATAAAACTATCATGAAATTTTTGATTACATTCTTTATTGCATTATTTTTCGCTGCTCCTGTGTGGGCAGTCGATGTATCAATGGGTGCTGGTGGCAACCTAGTATTTGAACCAAATGAGATTACAATCTCTGCTGGTGAAACAGTTCACTTTATCAATGAAGCACTACCTCCTCACAATATTATTGTTGAGGCACGTCCAGATCTTTCTAGAGAAGCATTATTGTTTGCTCCAGGAGAATCACAAGACGTTGTGTTTGCTGATGTAGGAGACTATAACTTCTTCTGTGGTCCTCACCAAGGTGCAGGTATGACCGGCGTTATTCATGTGGAATAAAGATTACATAACCAGAAAACAAGCACAGGAAATGATTGATGATGCCATACGAAAACATAATCGTAATGCTGGAATTATCAGTATGTGTGTTGGTTGGGTTGTTCTCGCACTTTTTGCTGAGGGTCTTCTTCGACTCATTGGAATAATCCCACCACTGTTCCCAAGTTTAAATTTAACTCTGTAAATGAAATGAAAGTTGGTATTATTGGTCTAGGTAGAATGGGTGAGGGAATGTCTCGCCGCATGATTAAAGAAGGACATGAAGTTTGGGGTTACAGAAATAACTACGAAAAAGCATGTGAACAATATGAAGCAGGATATGTAAGTGGTGTTACTACTTCACTAGAGTGTCTTGTTCAGGCAGTTAAATCTGATAAAAAGGTTCACACAAGTGCAGGTAAAGTTCCTGGTATTTTTCAACTTGTGATTCCAGCAGAACTAGTAGAGGAAACTATCGATGAGTTATTACCATTACTTAGTGATGGAGATATTATTATTGATCATGGCAATTCCAATTTTAAGGATTCAAGGAGGAGAGCACTCCGCCTTGAGAAACTTGGTATCCAGTATCTTGACTGTGGTACTAGTGGTGGTGTTTATGGTTTGGAGCGTGGATACTGTCTTATGGTTGGTGGCAGAAGCCGCGCAGTCGATGTATGCCGCCCTCTCTTCGATGCACTCGCTCCAGGAATTAATGCTGCCCCCAGGACAGGGGACGGTTCCTATGTAATGTATCCTGAAGAATATGGTTGGATGTATTGCGGTGATCCTGGTGCAGGACATTTTGTGAAGATGGTTCATAATGGTATTGAGTATGGAATCATGCAAGCATATGCCGAAGGATTAAATATTATTAATCAAGCAAATGCAGGTTCAGAATATGTCAAAGAAGGAGACGCTGAGGTCGCACCTATGGCAGACCCTGAGTCCTATTGCTATGAGATTGACGTTGCTAGGGTGGCTGAATGTTGGCGTCGTGGTAGCGTTGTTGGTAGTTGGTTATTGGACCTTACTGCCGAGGTACTACGAGATGACAACAAACTTAGCAAGTTTGATGGTGGGGTTAGTGATAGTGGTGAGGGACGTTGGACTGTTCATGCTGCTGTGGACCTTGGGGTTCCTGCTCCTGTCCTTAGCACTGCATTATTTGAGAGGTTCAACTCCAGAAAATTAGGAACCTTTGCCAATAAAGTCCTCAATGGTATGAGGTATATGTTCGGAGGACACAACGTAAGATGACTTTAGCACATGTCCTACTTTTCGGAACATTACCGTTTCTATGTGCCACCGCATATTTCGGGTACAGAAAAGGTGAGAATAACTATTATGAAACCGACGCCTACTCAGGAAATGGAACAGCGCATTAGAATGAGGTTTGCTTTTGCTATGTCTGCATTCGGCAGAATGTTTTTACCTCATGGCATAACACCAGAAATGAGAGCATTCTGTAATGAATGGTCTAAGATAGAAGAGCAACCACCAGTTGGTGATTTATATAAAGTAGATCGTTACTTCTTAGAACTATGGAAATCGAATTTGCAATAATAATATTATTTTCTTCTTTCGGTATTTTCTTATTCATACTGTCATTATTTTCAGACTAATGAATGTATTTCTAACAGCATCACTACTATTCGCTACAGTATTAATATCAATTATATGTGCTCTCGACGGCGCATACATAACACAAACAACTTTTTACTCATGAAAATCTTTTTAGACACAGCTGACCTCGATGAAATCAAGAAGGCAGTAAGAACTGGTTTAGTTGATGGGGTCACTACAAACCCTACGCTAATTAAAAGAAGCGGCAGGACGCTTCCTGATGTCGCTAAGGAATTAACTGATAAGTATCCCCAGTTTGAAAGTGTATCGTGTGAAGTAGTTGCTGATACTGCTGAGGAAATGATTAAACAAGCTCAACAGTTTATTCAGTTGGGAAGTAAAGCAATCACTATCAAACTACCATGTACTGTAGAAGGTTTGATTGCATGTAAAGCACTCTCTGTGCTTGGTGTTAAAACCAATGTGACCTTAGTGTTCTCTGTGGCACAAGCAATCATGGCAGCAAAGTCAGGTGCTACTTATATCTCACCTTTCGTAGGTCGCTGCAATGATAACTCATTCAGTGGTGTAGAACTTGTTCGTGCTATCAGTGGAACTTATTGTTCTCATGGTATAAGAACTCAAATTCTTGCAGCATCATTGAGAGATGTTCATCATGTATCACGGTGTTTTGCTTATGGTGCCAGCGTTATTACAATGCCACCTAAAGTATTTTGGGCGATGTACGATCATGTACTTACCCGTGAAGGATTAGATCAATTTCAAAAAGATTGGGAAGACGTGCAATGATGCTACAGTTTGCTAGATTTTGTGGAACTGTATTAAACAACCCTTGGGGATGTGGACTACTGGCATGGTGCCTAGTCTTCGTCCCCATTATTGGTATGTGGGCAGTTCATAAATACAGTTGGCAGCACTGGGAACCTTTCGTTAAAAAACATTAAATGGGTTTAAATAAAAGAACAGGACCAATGAACCAGGAAGAATCAGCAGAACATAAAGAGTTGTATAAACAACTCAGGGAAAGAGTTAATCAACTCAGAACAGATCTTTTGTTTGAAGAACCTTGTCCTTTATATGAGGAAGATGATGACTAAGACTCTTATTTTAGTTGGATGCTTCTTACCATTAGCTATCGTTTTTATAGTAATGAAACTTGCGGTGTGGGTATCTGCAGTTAACACAGAAAACTCTTATGTCGGAAAAGAACCTTTACGAAAACGAGGACCATTCTTGGACAATCCATATGCAGACGTTGACGAGGAGGAAGAGGAATTTACAGATCGCACAGACTATAGATGATGCGCTTTATCAACATTATGTTGTAGAACAAGGAAAACCTGTCCCAAATTGGAGGTATGTAAAGGATGCCGATTGGTGGGTTAATTATCTTAAGACCCTAGGCATAGACCCACGCAACCCATGAACAACGAACCAGACTATACAGTAAATTTAACCATAGAAGATGTACGTTTACTACATCACTGTGTAATAAAAAGGTTAGAACGTTGGGAAGGTTTCCCTGCTAGACCTGCCGAAGAACAAGAACACTTATGGTTCATGAGAGATTCTTTATACAGAATGATTTTAGATTACCAATTCAATCAACTATGAAATTTGAATTAGATATGGATGACTATGCAATCATCCTCAATGCATTACACTACTATAAAAAAGTTGAGAAGCGAGGACACTTCAAACAGTATAATGAAGAGCGTGTCAATCAACTAAGAGATAAGATGGCATATCAATTGATACCTTCCAAAGATTGTAATAGACTATGAATTTGATATTAAGACCTTTAGATAATTCTAACGATCCTGTGTGGTCGGTAATTATATGTGTGATACTAGCAGTTGCAGGTGCATTGTTTGTAGTTGTATACATATTACGACAAGCATTTGCAGAGTTAGAAAATGGGAGCAATGACACCCCCCAGCAGGAAGAGCTGCTACAACTTCCGAGTGATAAAGGTTAATCGTGTTGTTGATGGCGATACTATCGATGTCACTATTGACCTCGGGTTTGATTTATACAAGAAAGAAAGAGTTAGAGTTGCAGGCATTGATACGCCGGAGAAAAGGACGAGAAATTTAGAGGAGAAGGCACTTGGAATTGACGCAACAAATTGGATTAAAGAACGTCTTAACTCAGCAATTGCTGGAGAAGAAGATCTTGTTATCAGAACTGAGCTTGTTGGTGGAATGGGCAAATACGGCAGATTACTTGGATGGCTTTACATCGGAGATGCTGAACTGTCAGTCAACGAACAAATGATTGCAGAAGGATATGCTCATGCCTATGATGGTGGTACTAAAGATATGAATTTAGAAGCACTTAGGGTAATTCGTAGATCACGCGGGACATTAGTAGATTGATTGTTTAAATCATTATACTAAATAAATATACATACCTCTTTGGTAAATCATATGAAAAGGTTTTTACCATTCATAATGTTACTGATGACCGCTTCTGCAGCAAATGCAGGCGGACTTGTATCAAAACACTCTTCTAGTGTACAACTAACTGTTGAGGCTGCTAGGTCAACTGCCACAAGAGTAGGTAATTCTTATAGTATTTCAGGTAGTGGTGTTAATACTACTGATGGAACTACAGCAGGAACTATTTCTGCTGGCACCATTACTAGTGGCATCTATTCTCCTGGAACTATTTCAGCGACACAGCATACAGACGGCAACGCTTTCACATTCAGCACATCGTTTACTCAAGGTGATGCAATTCCAACTGCTGCTGCCACTACAGGTGCTATTCCTAACTTCAGTAATGTAACTTCTTACACTGCTGGTAGTGCTGGAAGTCTAGCAGGTACTGTAGCAACTTCAGGTGCTCTAACCGTGACGGCTGGTGGAGCTGGTACTACTGCTACAGGACAATTTGTTTCTGAGATCACTGTCATTGACTAAGGAGATGGATAATGAATACTATGATTCGTTGGTCTGTGATGTCTGCGGTGGTTGCAAGTGTCATACCTGCAGCTGCCCTGGCGGTCCCCGTGGTCCCAAACTTCACACAGGGATCAATGACGAGCAGAACGGAAACAACTCAGAAGATAACTGAGACAATAAATAGCATGGATTATAACACTGGATACCAGTATTCTGCTACTGGTTCTGGTGTATCTGCATCTGGAAACCTCTCACCAGGAACAGGTGCTAGCAATGTAACTATTAATGGAGTGACTTCATCATGGACAGGTGTAGCAAGCAAGCCATCGTTCACACAAACAGTACCAGGAGCAGCGTTTCAGTTCACAGAAACTTACAGCGGACCTGGTTTAAGCAATCAAACAATTATTCAAAGAGTAACAGAGGTCGAAAGTTTCACAGATACCACAAGTATCTTCTCTCAATAACATTATTATTCGCAAACCCTTCTTATGCTGAAACTGTTGGTGGTGTCTCTGCTACTGCTAATCCTGTGGCTAATAGTTCAGGCTCCGTTACAAACCAAGCTATTCAAGTCCTTCAGGGACCATATATTACAAACACATACGGTGGAGGTATACAGTGTCAAGGTCCAACTCGCAACTTCACTCCGTATGTAACAGGAAGTGTTTCTGCTTCTAAACCATACGAACCTTATTATAACGACCCAGTATATGATGTTGTCGATAACGTTGGTGCCTTCGATGATGATGGGAATGCAATAGGGGATGGTCGTATTGATAATCCTGGAGATATTATTTTCAACAAAAGAACCAGGACAGGACAGAAGGATAACTACAGTTTAGGTGTAGGTTTCTCCATGACCTGGAGCACACCTACAGATAAAAACTTGCAGGACTTATGTAAGAAGGCAGCATCAACACAGATTGAATTGAATAGTCAGATTGTTGCCAATAAAAGATTAGATTTTGAGATAGCCAGACTTAAAAATTGTGGTGAGTTAAAGTTAAAAGGAATTCAATTCCACCCCAAGAGTCCTTACTATAAAGTATGTGCTGATGTGTTGGTAAACAATCCTCCTGGACATGGACACCCACACATTCATGCTATCCCTTCGGTTTCAAGGCAGACTTCAACACCCGAATCGCCTTTGTCCTCTCGCGCTGAAGATCTTGGCGCTCCTTTAGGGACAGAATAGGGACTGTCTTACCTCTAATAGCAGCAATCTTTTTAACAACTTTCTTAACCGTTGGTTTGACTACTTTCAATAGTAAGTCTGCCAGCGGTTTTGCTAATAGTGCTGATGTAGTAGCGATGACAGCAATGCCACCCACGGATGCTACCTGTCCGCCACTAGGAAGACCAGCAATAACTTGCTCAGGTATACCTACTGCTTCTGTAATCTGGATGCATTCATTACCAGTCAGTTTATATTCAACAACTTTCTTTCTATACCCTTGCACGTATGTGCCAACAGGTTCTTTTGCTGCTTGTGCTGGTGTAGGACATTCTACAATAGCACTAGCAATAGGTGGTGGGTTTACTTCTGGTGCTTCTGGAACCTCTGGTGATTTTGGTCCTCCTGTATTTACTTCTGGAGGACCAGTCAAAATCATCTGGTTTGGTTCATAAGAAATGGGATTAAAACTGGGATAACCAGAATCGCAATACGTGACCACACCATTAGGATCGTCTTCCCTTAATTGATTATTTTTAGCAGTGTTAGTTTCAGTTGCCTCAACACATCCTGGAATATTAACTACGGGAACACCAATATCTACAACTACTGGCAGTGCTGTAGGTACTGAAGGTGTTGTATATCGATATGTTTGAATATCATTAATATTAATATTATTAATATCAATATTCATTCCCGTAATTAAAGGTATGTCCATCAGCAATCATTAAATACACTACCAACTTGCGACCCTGCTTCGGAACCTACCTTGTTTCCTAACAACAGTGCCCATCCACCTACTAACCAACCAACATAAGGAATACTCATTGCTGCAGGAACAGCGACACCAGCAGCGATAGCACTACCTGCCATTGCACCTTGACTCCGTGCGCCAGCGTCCGCCACGATACACTCTATGTCTCTTGCAGACTTTCCCTCGCCGTCTAATGCAGCACCTCCTAGGTTGCGTGTGCCGTCCATAGTGAATTGATCACGACGCCACTCACTACGACTTTCAGTGCCACCACCAAACAATCCTTTCTTATTGCTATCAGAAGATAATGATCTTTGTGATTCAAGAATTTTAGGATCGTTTGCACGATACTCAATTTCGTATCCATCCTTACCTGCTTTGATAGTATAAGATGAATAATCTCCACGGGGGATATTAATCGTAGGAACCTGAGGAAGTTTTGGTTCTTCTGGTCTATGAATTACATAACCCAACAAACCAATATGTGCTAAAGCAAAGAGTCCACCTAGTGTCACCGCAATCGTTTTGACTGGTGACTTGCTCGGTACATGCTCGGTAGCATATTTTTGTGCTAACTCTTCTGGATTTGTCATGGCAATCCAATCGCGGCACCAGTAGCAGCAGGCATACCTATGGCACCACCAGTAGCACTAGGAAGTTCTGGCATCGCTGCGTCCATCATTCCAGGAAGAGCACCAGTGATTGCCTCTGCCGCAGCTGCAGCAACTTTTTCTTTTGCACTGTCAATGAGCGCATCCTTTTGTGTATACAGATAAGCACCACCCCCTACGATAGCTAAAGAAACTAGACCAGATAACAACGCGACACCATTAATCAATTTTTGCATCTTTCTTCTCCAATGTAGGTGCTTCTTTTGAATCGTCTTTCTTTTTAGACGCAACGACACCGAACGTCGCAAGCGTTCCCGTGAAGACGCTGGCTATAAAAGTCGGATCGATATTTTTTTGAGGAATACCAGGAACAGTTACATAATTAAGGGTCAGAATTGCTGCTGACCATCCAAGAATAATAACTCGGACGAGAGTTGATACACCCTCATCCGCCCATTCAAATTTGTTTTCCTTTTTGGCTTCCTCTTTCTTCTTCGGATTTGATTCCATGAATAAAGAGCTAGGCTCTTTTATTTATTTAATAGATATTTTTTTTCTTGTTGATATGGTACATACTCACCAGTTTTAATCTGCCAAGCATGTACTAAGTCAGGTATTAACCACTGGTCCACCCTAATACACTGCTGCCAGTTAGTAGGGTGAGCACAACTCACTACTACAACAGCAAAGAATGCCTTAACGTGGATCCAGATAGTATACATTACTCTTTAATATATCCGAAGTCTACCAGATACTTTCTAGTAAGAGCAGTAGGTTCATACACTTCCCACATATTACCGCCAGCACATGCTGCTAGAGCATTCATCGTCATGTTCTCAGTTCTACCTGCCCAACCTGCTTCTGCTTCCCAAGGTACAGCAGACTTAGGATAAGTACGCTCTGCCATTACACGCCAGATCATAGGAACTTCATCCTCTGGTTTAATAATAGCAATCAGACTGTTATCAATCGTACCTGCCATACAATCTTGTGCTGCGTGCCATCCTTCGTGACGCATTACCATCATAAGAACATTAGGTTGTCCCATGTAATCCTTATTCAGGAAGAAGTTGTTGCTTACTGTGTGATAAACACCACGATGACCATGAGGGAAATACTTACTATCAGCAAGGAATACATTCACACCAACTTGATTGAGTGAGTGCAACATATTATGAAACTCACCAGTCACACCAGTGAATTCTTCAGTGTTATCATATTCTGATGAGATATCAAGCATAGAGTATACTTTCTTGACACCATCAGTGCATTCACCCAACAACATACAACCCATACTATCCATGGAGTTATATCCTTTAGTGATCTTATGATCATCAGCAAGAATATTTACCGTTGTCTCCTCTGGGTGATGATGTGGAGTAGTAAGTTGATGTGCCACAGCAGGAGTTGCTGTAAGCAGCAAGGCTAGTAAAAGTTTTTTCATGATTAATTTTGAAAGGTTTTAATGAAGTACTCAGCGTCAATTACTACTAAAGGTTTCTTACCATTTTTTTTGATAATAACAATAGGTTCATAATCCCCGCAATTGGACGCTGATTGTTCATATGCGTCCCAGATATTTAGTTTCTCCACGTTCTTGCATTCTATACTATGAGGGAACTTTTGTCTAGCTGCTCTTGCCATAATGAGATCTTCTCCACCAGCACCCATAGACCGAGATTCAATGTCCTCAGGATGTACGCTAAGATGTTCGATCAATTTATCTCTTACCCACTGCTGTAACTTCCTACCCTTTGCCTTAGCAGATTGTGGTTTCATAAAAAATACCCCCATCATATGATGAAGGTATTTAGATTACATTAGGATGTCATCCCACGGATCTGGTATCTGTATTTTATTGCCTGTAAATGAAACGCTTGACCCAGACTCATCGGTCCTAACTTCAGAAGTGTGTACTCTTCGTCTGTCAGTTTCGGGTCTTTTAATGCTAACAGTTTCCACGGTGGTTGTCTTGTCACAATTGAAAACCAGCGAAAGTATCTTTCTTAACATCCTGCTTAATTCCTCCAACGATGTAACTTTCATTCTCAGTTTCCTGAGGTGCAACTTGAAGACCTTTAGAGGAAATCCAATGCTCGGTCCATGGTAGTGGATTGTTCTTAGCAGCAACATCATAAACAGGTTTCAAACCGATTGCTTTCATGCGACGGTTAGCAACCCACTCAACATATTGTGTAAGAAGTTTAGCATTGAGACCGATCATAGAACCTTTCTGGAAGAGATAGTCTGCCCAGACACGTTCCTCACTTACCGCTGCCTCAAATGCTTGATAGACCCACTGCTCTTCTTCTTCAGCAATTCTAACCATGTCTGGGTCGTCTCCCTGACGCCATTTATTGATAATGTTTTGTGTAAGAACAAGATGTTGGTTTTCGTCTCTGGCGATGAGAGAGATAATTTTAGCGGATCCCTCCATGAGTTTAAGCTCTCCAAAAGCGAATGAACACGCGAACGAAACATAGAACCTGATACCTTCGAGGATGTTGACATTGACTACAGCGCGATAAAGTTTACGTTTCAGTTCATACAGATCGTATTCAGCACAGGGAACTCCCTCAAGAGCATGTTCCCACTGATTACCACTTCCATATGACTGAGCGTGGTTGATGAAATCATCATACGCACCCGTGACTGTTTCGGCGCGTGATAATATCATAGCGTCATCCAGGATCGTGTCAAGCACTTCTGCTGGATCAGCATAAACATTTTTAATGATGTGAGTATATGAACGACTGTGGATCATCTCCATGAAACCCCAGACTTCCATACATGCTTCCAGTTCAGGCAGAGAACAGTATGGAATGAATGCCATACCAGGAGCACGACCCTGAACTGAGTCAAGCATGATCTGATACTTCAAATTAGAAGTAAAGATATGCTTTTGTTCTGGACGCAATGATTGATAATCACCACGATCTTTCTGCAAAGAAACCTCTTCAGGTCTCCAGAAGTATCCAAGTTGTGTCTGAGTAAGTTTATCAAACACTGGATACTTATAAGTATCATAACGTTGAACACCAAGAGGAGCACCGAAGAACATCGGTTGCTTCTTAGTATCAACTTTATCTTTATTGAATACAGTCATACCACGGACAGTGGTATTGATGTCGCTAGATCCTACTCTAAAGTTTACAGGACTCACAGTCTTCCTCCTCGGTGTTTTCTATACTTGAAATTAAACTTTCTAAACTCTGCTTCACATCTTCCTGATATTCATCAGTCTTGATGTCGTATGTATTCTGATAATAAGAAGTCTTCCA